GGCGAGATAGCCGAGATGTCGATGCCGAGGAAGAAGCGGATCGCGTTCTGGACGCCCTTCGCCGTCCCTTTCTGCCTGTACATCTCGACGAGCACCGACGCGAGCCGACGCTTGCCCATCGCGTCGAGCTCGAACGGGAACGGGTTTCCGAGGTCGCGGAGGATGAGATCGACGAAGGCTTCGGGCGCACGCTCGAGGTCGAAGATGTCCGGCCAGCGATCGGCGTCCGCGAGCAGCAGATCGGTCACCTCTTGCAGACACGCGATGAAGCGGAACAGGTCGCCGGTCTGGTCATCGCGGCGGTTGTGCTTCGGGAGCATCCGCCAGAGGTCGAACCGACGCGTCTCCGGCCGCGCTCTTCGGCGTGAGTACGAAGCTCGCGGCGCTCGGGAGCAGCACGGGCTCGTCGAACCCAACCCGCGCGGTCCTCTGGGCCAATGCCTGCGCGCCAACCACACGCGGAGCCGTGCGGTCCTCGACAACGAACGAGTACACCTCGTCGATCGAGGCGGCGCCGCCCACCGTCTGCCCTGCCACGCGCACGGAGACCGTGGCGAGGCTCGCCATCGGGACGACCGGGTGCAGCACTACACGGAGCGTGTCCGCGGTCTGCGTGGCGCCGGCGAGGGGCCCGGCGAAGGCAGCCGCGATCTCTGTCGGCGCGCCCCCATCGAAGGCCAGCACCCCATCGACCCACACCCGCACGCTGGCCCGGTTGACGCCGTCCGCGCCGGTGTCGACCAGCTCGAGCGCCAGCGTCGCGTCGACGGGAACGCCCGTCTCCCCAGGGCTCGGATCGCGGTTGACCACGACCAGGCGTGGCGTGCTCGCGATGAGCGCGACGCTATCGACGTAGAGCGCCGGAAGCTCCAGCGTGCTCATGTCGGCCCCTTCACACGGTCACCAGCTCGAGCCGCACCCCGACCGCGTGCGCGCCCGAGAGCTTCGAGACGTTGGCGGCCAGGTCCGTCACGAGTCGCTCGCGTCCGGGCTTCGCTCGCATGCTCGCGAGCTTCGTGCCGTCGATGACGAGCGAGGCCTCCCACGCGAGCCCAGCGGGCGTGCTCGCCGGCACGCGCAGGCGCAGGAGCGCGCGCACCAGCTTCACCCCCGTGAGGTCCGTCGACTGGGTGACCTCCGCGTGGTCGCCGGGACCGAGCTCGAAGAAGCGGCCGGGCTCGTCCTCGCCGAGGACGAACGCGTAGTCGCCACCGGTCGCCTTCGAGGTGAGCAGGCGTCCCTGGCCTCGACCGAGTCGGCTCGTGAACGCCGAGAGCGCCATCGCCTCACACCTGCCTGAACAGCTCGAGGTGGTCGAAGAAGGACCGCCTCGTCACGTCCTTCACGGAGCAGCCGAAGCCGCCGCGCCCCGAGGTGAGCGGCTGGCTGCCGGAGTTGATGCCGAGGTGGTCGTCGATGAACTCCACCATCCCGGAGACGGGCTGCCAGTCGGGTGGCGTGCCGAGCGCGTGCGCGGCGAGGTCGTTCTGGAAGACCTTGAGCACCACGTCGCCGTTCGTGTTCACGATGACGTCGAGGCGCAGATGCACCCACGTCGCCTGCGCGAAGCTCGCCGCCGACTTGAGCAGCACGCCCGGCCCATCGGCATCCGGAAGGCCGACCGTGACCGCGCCCTTACGGAGCACGATGCGGTGCGGGTCATCGTCGGAGAGCCCGAGCAGGTACGCGCTGTCGTTGACCGAGTTGCCCTGGCAGCAGAGGAACAGGAACGGCGAGAAGCCCGTGGGGCCGCCGCCGGGACCGCGCTGCACGACGCCGCGAATGGAGCCGCCCTTCGCCATCGGAGCGAAGCTCGCGAGGTTCGCGAACAGGGCTACCGCGCCGTCGACGGCCGCAAGCGAGTTGAAGGCGTAGAGGAAGCTCCCGCCGCCCGGGGGCCGGGCGATGCCCGCGGTGACGCCGCGATCCACGGTCGCGATGTCGAGCCCGTCGTTGAGATACGTCCAGTCTGCCTCGGCCATGGGTGCTCCTTCACAGGGTGGTCGCGTGCGTCCACGCGTTTTCGAAGTCCTCGACGGCCTGGGCGCCCGCGTCGAACAGCGCGGCGCTCGCCGTCACCGCAGCCCACGTCCACGCGTACAGCTGGTTGCTGCGCCACTGGTCCTCGAAGTCCTCGCGCGGCTCGCCGTCGAACACGCCCGTCGCGGCCGTCACCAGCGCCCAGTCGCGCAAGTACGGGACGTTGCTCCACCCCGTCTCGCAGTCCTCGACGGCGCCGCCACCGAAGGCGCACGTGACGAGCTGCGCGGGCGGCAGCTCGTAGAGATAGACCGCGTTCGCCCAGCCGCTCTCGAACTCCTCGAAGCCCTTGAGCGCGCTGTCGAAGAACGCGAGCACCACGGTCACGTCGTCGAGCGACGCGAGGAGCGCGAACCAGCGCTCGAAGTCCTCCCAGGCGTCCTCGGGCGCTGCGCCGAAGCCGGCGAGCACCTCGAGACTTGTGACGGCGGTGAGCGTCCAGTGCTCGGCGTCGCCGGGCAGCGCCCCCTCGTCCTCGAAGCTCGGGTTGAGCAGCGCCATCAGAGCAGCTCCCCGGTGTCGCCATTGCGAAGGGTCACCGTCCCGAGCACAGGGAACTCGCGCACGTTCAGCTTCACGTCGGCGGGCAGCCCATTGAGCGTGAGGTCGAGCCGTGCGTCACCCATCTTCCGCACGCCCGTCGTGTCGCGGATGACGTTGAAGAGATCCGACCAGGCGATCTCGCCGACGGAGTTTCCCTCGGCGTCCTTGATGTTGAAGCCAAAGTCGACGAGCGGGTTCGGCGTGCCGTCGCCCTCGCTCACGCGGAAGTAGCTCGCAAGGTTCGCGCGCACGCGGTCACGCACGTCGCTGCCACCGTACCCCTGCCGCAGGAAGAGGCGCGCGGCGACGTCGATGACTCGGTACACCGGATCCTGCACGCTCACCTGGAAGGTCAGCGTGCACGGGTAGACCTCGGTGACCTGCCGCAGCACCAGGTTCTTCAGCGCGGGCGTCGGCACTGCCGCTCCCGCCGTCGACTGCGGGATCACGTAGAGGATGCCCGTGTTCTCCGCGATGGTCGGGTCCTCGTTCGAGGTGAGCATCAGCGAGCGCGCGACGCTCGGAAGTCGCCGCGCGTTGATCTCGAAGTCTTCGCGCGCGACCGTTCGCGTGAGCGCACGGAGGCTCTCGGGCGCGAGCAGCTTCGCTGAAGCGACCGTCTGGCGATCGGCGCCGCCCGAGGCGGGCAGCGGGTTGCGGACAGAGACCTGCACCGGGTTGCCGTAGGCGTCCTTGAAGGCCCCCTCGATCACGACGATGCGGTCGGCATCGACGTTCCCCACGCTGCCGCCGCCCGTCTTGTAGGTGACCGACACCGTCCCGCTCGGCGGCATACCGCTCACCCCGTTGCCGAAGCGGAGCGTGGCGCGGTCATTCTGATCGACGGCCACGACGAAGTGGCGGTCGTTGGCGCGCGAGTCGAGGAAGCTGTCGACCTCGGTGAAGAGCCCCTGAGGCGTGGTCACGAGCGCGGAGCCGTCGAGGTACGGCACGTAGTCGAGGTGCAGCTCGAGGTCGGCGAGGCCGCGGGCGTCGAAGAGCTGCGTGTAGGTCTTTGAGTTCTCGAGGACCGCGAGCACTCGCGGCGGGTCGGCGCTCGCCGCGATGACGGCCGGCGTCAGCAGTTGGAAGCGCACGGGCTCGGTCACCTCCTGCGTGCGCAGGACGGTGCCGGCCGGGATGGTGACGCTCGCGACCGGCGACCGCACGAGCTGGAGGAGCACCTCGGCCGTGGCCGCCTGGGCTCCCTGCAGCCGGTAGCCGAGCATCTTGGCGAGGGCCATGACGCTCTTGCGCTGCGTGGCGGTGACGAGCCGCGACTCGCGCGCGAGGTTGTCCTGGTAGAAGGTCAGCACGTCGCCGACGAAGGCGTAGAGCTCGACCAGCAGGTTCCCGAAGCTCGCGACGTCGAAGTCCGTCCAGTCCGGGAACACGCTCTTCACGAGCGCGATCAGCCGCGCCCGAATGGCGTCGAAATCCTTGTCTGTGTAGTCGACGGACTCGGGCAACGTGGCCACGGCGGTAAGCCTCCGGGGAGGCAAAGCCGTCGAGGCTCGCCTCTCGGGGACCCGGCCGCGGACGGTCAGCGCTCGAAGGACACGTCGACCGACGCAGCCACGTCCCGCTCGCGCACCCGAACGCGCAGCGTGAGCGCGGGGCCGTCTTGCTCGACGCTCAGGCCCACGAGCTGTGCGCCGGGCACCCAGCGCTTGAGGGCGTCGCGCACGTAGACCCGGGCCAGCTCCTTGAGGGCCGCGTCGTTGCGCTGGTGGCGCAGGAGCGCGAGCCCCGCGCCGAAGTTCGTCCGCCACGGCAGCTCGCCCGACGAGCGCGCCGTGGCGCCCTCGGTGAGGAGCGCCTGGCGCACCTTGGACGCGAGCAGCGCCTCGCCGCTGCCCACGGCGAAGTCGCGCTTCTTGTCGCGTCGGAACGGGATCAGGAGGTTCTGGGGCTGCTCGCTCATTGTCGTCTCCTCACGGCACCGGGACCGCGCTCCGCACGGTCTGCAGCGCCTTGATGATGGCGTCGATGGGCGGGATGACGTCGTCGAGCGGACGGCCCGCGAGGTTCGAGAGATCCGGTACCTCGGGCCCGCCCACGATCCCGAGAAAGATGTTCAGGATGCCGATGAGCTTGCCGAGGCTCGCGAGCGCCTTGCCGACGTTC